CCAGTTGCGGTAAACACCTTTCGGCGCAACAATAACCGCTGTGTCAATGCGGCCCTGCTCGTAGAGCCAGACCACGTTGTCAATAAGTACCTTCGACTTGCCACATCCCATCTCCATAAAATATGCGTAGTTGTGCTTGTCGTACGAGCGTTCGAGAGCCACGCGCTGGTGTGCGTAAGGCTCCGTACGGTAGTTAAACTTCACCATCATGGACGCCCTGATCCAGGATCGCCTTCTTGGCAACCTCCAAATAGAAAAGGATGTCAGCGACATCCTCCTGTGTCGTCATCATCTTGATGGCACCAGTGTCCTTGTCGGAACCGAGGATGACAATGTCATCCAAATGCCGGCCTGCAAGGTCACACAAGACTTGAACCGCAGAAGCGTCAATCTTTTCGATGTTGGGTTGATCTTTCGAGAAATAGATAATGTTGTCGTCAGTCACTGGCACACTCTCCTTGGCAACAGTCATCGATCACGCTACCACAGACGGAACATTGACTGTGGCCGTGAACTTCTACAACAGAAGCAAGAGGTGTGCCACACCGAACGCAGCGGTTGGTCATGTTATTGACCATTGCAGTATGAATATCTTCTATCAATTTATCGCGCTTGTCCGGCACCACATTGTGGCGCCGGATAGCTTTCCAGTTTGGATCTCGCTGTTTCAAAGTTTCTTCCCCTCGATCCGGACACATGACCCTTGTGCTACAAACGAGCCGGGGGGCATGTTTTCCTTCATGTAGTCCATAATTTCGTGGACTCGCTCCTTGCATCTTTCTTCTGTAGCGTACGGCCCCCACTCATCCTCGACGTATCCACATCGAGGTGGACCAGCAACCTGTACGCAAAACTGAAAGACAATCAAAAACGCGACTTCCATGACACTACCCCCTCAGAATCCTCTGCCATGCTTCCATGACTTCTTCGGACCGGCCCGGACCATAGTCGTCGGGCCACTCGTGAATTTTGTCGAGCATCTCGCTAACACACCAGTCGATAACTTGCACGGCGGTGCTCCACTCCATGCTTTGCTCGGTTTTTGCCTCTGGCATTAACTCTGTTTGGTTCATGACCAACCTCCTTGAAATAACATGGCGCACACAAGTGCCCATCTCTCCAGATTACGTCTCCTCGGTCACCACATTTATCACAAGTTTCCTGATGGTAACTGATGACACCTGAAACTACAAGCTGCCTCATTGTAATGACCCAGAATTGCTGATGACATCGTTGATATCCACCAACGGTGTACTACTGGTGGGTTTAAGTACACCGCCAATCTGTAACCCACAACATCGGCACACGGTCGCCGGTCCAGGGTCCAAGGCTGTCTCACACTTCGGGCACAGGCCAAGCGCAATACGCTTGGCCATCGTGCCATCTCCCTGTTCAACTGTCATCATCGTCGTCTTCTGGAACTTCCTCGGCAAACATCCAGTCCGACCAGTACGCACCATGCTTTGCTGGCGGCTTGAACTCGAACTCCTTGTGTAGCTCGTGGACGATCTCATCGATCCTCCGTAGGTCCGAAATCCACATGTCATTGCACTCTTCGACCGTGTTCTTGATCCGCTTCAGATCGTTGTGAATCTTCAGCATGGTCTGACGCATGTCGCGCGTCACTCGCTTATCGTATACGCTCATGTTTCTTTACCTTCCTTTTTTTCAGCTTCCTGTCTAGACGGCGTAATGTTCTCGCCGATAGGTTGGACCTCATGTTGGGGTCAAATGCATCAACCCTACTGTTATGCACCTCACGCCGGAGAGGACCTGTTGCTCGTATCTTCACCTAAAACCTCCCTTCTGTAGGTTTCGTCTTCAGTTGCGATCCGGATCGTTGCGCCTGTTCGGACGATATTTCATCTCACGCTCCAGAACCATTGTGAGAAGTCCCATGCCAATGTGCCGAATCTTCCCTGTTTGCCTGTTCTTAATCCGGAAAAACGGTGTGAAGTGCCCCATGCGCTTGCCGCTGTTGCTCTTGTATGTGCCGTTGTGAATCTTCTTCCGGATCACCCAGTGACGCACGAATAATTCGTGCCGACCTTTGCCAAACTTTTCCCAAAACACTTTGTTTAGAAAATACGACGACAACATCTCTTGCGGTGTCATATCGTTTGGGTTCTGGGCCACATGCGCTATCCTTTCATGAAACGCATCCCAGTCTTTGAACTTCAGCTTTTTGCTGCAAACCACAGACCTAGAATCTTGGGACATACTCTAATCCATCCTCTCGCCATCAATGTACTCGGCGTCAGGCCACTTGTAGTCCATGCCGTCACCACTCTCCTCGGCAGTCGGCTCGTACTCGACATGTGGCTCGTCCTTGTCCCACTGCACATGCAGCAGGCCCCACTTGATGTAGAAGTCATGAGCGTGTGCAAGATCACGCGGCTCACCCTCCTCGTCGGCAGGCCAGTCCTCGATCTCCTTGATCTCCCAGAAATGTGTGGCGAACACGTTGTACTCGGCCTCAATGATTCTCGCTGCCATATCAATAGTCCTCCATCTGTGGCTCCGGCTCGAACCAGACCTTCTCGCCTGTCTCACCGTCGTAGCCCTTGTTGTATTCAGCAATTTCCTCGACAGTCATGTGCTCAGACTCCACAACCTGACAGCCATGATCGCTGTACCAGTGCCAGTGCGGGTTGTACCGCCGACCATAATACCTGTCCGCCGATCCACGGTCCTCGGGACTTCCGTGCTTCTTATCACCACGCACCCACGGCGGAGCCACCCTTACTCGTTCAGTCATCTTCCATCACCTCGTAGGTCGTAAATTCTGCCAAACCTTCACGCCAATCAGTCTCGTCGTAGTTTGTCCACTCGGGTGATCTATCCCGATTTATCTCTTCCAGTATCATCGGCAATGTCATCGGATAGACAGACCCATCTTCGACATCGCGAATCTTGTACGTCTTGATCATCATACGACTCCATTTAGCCTGTCGATGTAGGCATCAACTTCTGCCTCTGCCGCCTCAATCCGACTCTGATCACGACTGTGAGACATCCGACCCTGAACATCATCGTAAACTTGCAGATGCATCGCGCCATGTTCAGCGGCCCACGAATCACGGCTCATCCACAGGGCATCCTCTTCCATGCCCATCAGCCAACTCTTCACCCTACCCATCGTAACGATCCTCCGCTTCGATGCTGAACTCGACAAACGTCATGCGCTTCATCTTCTTCAGCTTGTTATTGTCAACAACATAAATGCCATGCGGCACCGTCCTGTGATTGCGAACCACACGGTAGACATAAATCCGACCGGCGTACCTCTGACCTTCCTTCAGTGGGAAGACTTCACGATCCCGCAGCAGCTTCCGCTCCAAGACACGAATCGAATCACATACAGGCAACAAACGGTCAGCGACGTATCCGCCAGCGTCATCAAGCACTTCTTGCTTTGCGTAATATCTCGGCATATCTTTTCTCCTGTGTAGTTGGTCCACGGTCCACGGACCAAGGATCATCAAGGGTTGATAAGTTACAGTAACAAATGGTTGGTGATAGTCAACAACAAAACCACAGCATAAAACGATTTTCTCCGGGTTGTTGCTTTCAATAAAAAATTTTTGAAAATGGTGATACAAACGGTACAAACGATACAACCCTTGGTGAGCAGCGGTTCTAGCTGTATCACTTCTGTACCGCTGTAACACTTATGAGTCGGGGTGGGCGTTGGTTTTTGGTTTTTCAAACTGCAAAGGGCAAAAAATATCGCTATGGGCAAGGTAGGTAGACCAGCCGGGCTGACGAACCGGCAACGAGAATTTGCCAAGTATTATGTCGAGGGCATATACAGCAACACCGAGTGCGCGAGGAAAGCTGGCTATGCCGAGGGCAGTGCCAACACGCAGGCGGCGAAACTTCTCGACGGCAAGACATTCCCAGAGGTGCCGAAGCTGATCAAAGAATTGCGGCAAGCGCGGGAACGTAGATACGGTGTCACGCTGCTGAATCAGTTGAAGCGGTTTGAAGACCTGTCCCTTGCTGCCGAAGAGGCGGGACAGTTTTCTGCTGCTATCAATGCCGAGAAGATTAGGTCCGCACTTGGTGGCCTGACCATCGACCGGCGGGAATCGACTCACGTTCACCAACTTGACCAGCTTTCGCGTGAAGACATTGTTGCCCGACTCGCCGCCATCCGTGAAGAATATCCCCATGCCTTCGACAACATGAAAAGAGTGGAAGATGCCAAAGACGGAGCGCAGCCTGTGGAACTCATTGAAGCAGAATTTACCGAAGAAGACCCACTTCCAGCGGATTGAAAACCGCGCCGGACAGGGAATGCCGGACGTATATTTGTGCATGAATGGTGTGCCGGTTTGGTGCGAGTTAAAGATAATTAAAAACGGTCGCATAACCTTATCAACATCGCAAATTGCTTGGCATTTGGCACATACGCGCTGTGGCGGCGCAAGTTTTTTCTTGGTCCATGATCCCTCGACCGGTGATGTATTTTTATTTGAGGGTGGAAAAGCGGCGGTGATCCACGAAACACGGACCATCAAGCTGTGCGCCTGCGATCCTGCGCCTGCGTATGTATGGAAAGGCCCGCTGCGGGCTGCGGGCGAGGCGCTGCGGGCCTGCGCTGTCGAAGCCTGGGCGCTGCGGGAATAAAAAAACACGGCCCGCCATTGGCGGGCCGTGTTTCTCGGAGGATCAGTGTATATGATAAGAGACATTGACAATGTCTGTTGACCAGCAGGCGCGGCATTCGCTGCACTTGCCACCTTGCTGCGGCGCCGGGCAGATCTGCCCGCGCGGTATATTGTAAAGGGACCGCGTCCCGCTGTGCACTGTGCTAGTGTGGATGAATCCTAGAGACCGTGGTCCATCCACCATGAGCGCGGACATCCGCAAAACTGCATTTTCGGGCAGTTTGTCGATCTGTAGGGCGCGCGTCCAAACCTTGAACTCGCGGGATGGTATCCAATGGCGCTTGTTTGGTGTTTGCCTGCACACTTCAATAATGTTCAGCGCCATGCCGACGCTGCCAACGTCGCCCGAATCAAACCATCGGAACCATTCGCTGCGGACGATGTTCAGCACGTTAACCATTCGCGGCACAAAATCGGGCGCATTGAAGAACGCTTCGCGTTCGACCATCTTCCTGCGGACGTTTGGCATCCGATACATGCCTTTACGCGCGTAGCAATTCGCGCATGTGCTGCCCTCGATCTTGGCAAGCCTGCTGCCGACGTTGCACAGCCATGCGTCGCGGCTAATGCTATAGCCCGGCATCTTCGACACATTGGACAAAAGTTTTTTGTCCTGTCTCGCTTGTTTCAATTCTTCGGCATTCATCGTTAATCCTCCAACGGTAATGATAGTTAACAATCACACAATATCACCAAGAAATCAAGGGAAAAGTTGCGGGCTGCGGCTGCGGCCCGCTGTTGTCAGAGCCTGCGGGCAGATCGAGCGGCTGCGCTTGCGTCCGATAAAAAACCTGCGTACGCAGGTTTTTTTGCGCGGGCAGCAGGCAACAAAAAAGGCGGGCCGACGAAAGTCGGCCCGCCCAGGTTGTTGTACTTAAATCCCTTCACCGTAACATGTCTCGCAAAGCTCTTCGCTCTCTTCGAGAAAGCCGCCGCTTATGGGATCGGCGATTGACCGAGTAACGAGGGTCATGCCGGTTCCACCGCAATCTTCGCACAACTTTTCGTCTGGGATTACCGCTTGCAGGGCTTCGAGGGTCTGTTTCAAGATGTCCATTCACGATGCCTCCTTTGCCAGACGGTAGCCGCCGCCGAGTTTCGGGTGGGACTCGATGGCGTCCGAGCCGAGCAGCTTCCGCAGCACATGAATGTGCTGGTGAACCGCGTCCACCGAAACCGAGCGACCCATGATCTTCTTCAAGTGCTTCTGGATGGCGGGGATCTTCACCCAGTGGTTTCCCCCCTGCTCGATACGCTCGAGGACAGCGGCGGGATACGGTGTCAGCTTCCGTGCCGCTGCCGGCGCGACGGTCTGCACCGTCGGCGGCTGCTGCTGCTTCACTTCGTCCACAGCCTTGAAGATGTCCGCCCACTCGGCGGCTGCTGGAAGGTCCAGCGTGATGGTTGCAGGAATGGTAATCTTTGGCATGTCTAAATCTCCCTATGGCTAGACATATATCAGGGCGTCATTGCCCATAAACAACGGTAGATGCTTATTAGTGATGATACAATAACTATTTGGAGAAAAGACTTTTCTCCAAGCAGCAACAATCGGGGTTACTGTGGCACATTGGCCACAAGCAGTTGCAAAATTGCAACCCCTGCCCCCCTTGCGCGCGAAGCATACATATGCGTAGCATATGTATGCTGGGTTGATAATTTCGATGAGCCGTAATATCGTTCGAGCATGTCGGGTAACTTAGACCTCCTCCCTGAAGAAGTGCTAAAGGAAATGCTGCTGCTCGAAGAGCAGAGAAAGCGCCTTGAGCTTCGTGACGTGGCTCAAGAAAAATTTATGTCATACGTTCAGCACGTGTATGACGGCTTCATCGTCGGGCGCCACCACAAAATCATTTCAGAGAAGCTGGAGCGCATCGCATCGGGTAACTTGAAGCGTTTGATAGTCAACATGCCTCCGCGACATTCAAAGTCAGAGTTTGCCTCCTACCTTATGCCTTCGTGGTTTCTAGGCAGAAATCCCAAGTTAAAAATCATTCAGGCTACTATGAACACCGAACTTGCTGTAAGATTCGGACGCAAGGTCAGGGATCTCATTGCGGATCCGGTCTACCATGAGGTCTTCCCCGACACTGACCTTAAACAGGACAGCCAGGCTGCTGGTCGGTGGGAAACCAGCGCGGGCGGGGAATATTTTGCAGCGGGGGTGGGCGCTGCAATGACCGGTCGTGGTGCGGATTTGCTGATTATTGACGATCCGCACTCGGAGCAGGACGCTCTGTCGTCCACGGCCTACGACCAGACATATGAGTGGTACACATCTGGGCCGCGTCAGCGTCTTCAGCCTGGTGGTGCCATTATTATTGTCCAGACACGCTGGTCCAAGAAGGATCTGACGGGCAGGTTACTGCAAGCACAGGCGGCTGACATGATGGCCGATCAGTGGGAGGTGGTAGAATTTCCTGCGATTATGCCGTCGGGGGAACCACTCTGGCCTGAATTCTGGCAAAAAGACGAGCTTTTGAAGGTGAAAGCCTCGCTGTCGCTGGGCAAGTGGAATGCTCAGTGGCAACAGAATCCTGTGTCGGAAGAAACGGCGGTTATCAAGCGGGAGTGGTGGAACGAGTGGGAAGAGGACGACATTCCGCAGCTTGACTATATTATTCAGGCTTATGACACGGCATACAGTAAAAAAGAAACCGCCGACTATTCTGCCATTACAACGTGGGGTGTGTTCGAGCCACACAAAAATGGAGAGCAGCATTTAATTTTGATGGACGCCAAGCGTGGTAGGTGGAACTTTCCGGAGTTGAAGCAGATCGCGCAGGAAGAAAACGAGTATTGGGAACCTGACATGATGCTGATCGAGGCCAAGGCGAGTGGTACACCGTTGGCTGACGAGATGAGGTTACTGAACCTTCCGGTGCTTACGTTTTCTCCGGGGCGGAAAAGGGGTGGGGGCGGTCTCGACAAGATGACTCGTATGCATATGGCCTCTCCTATATTCGAATCGGGAAAAGTCTGGTATCCTGCTGGAGAAAAGTTCGCTGAAGAGGTTATTGAAGAGGTTGCCTCTTTCCCGAATGGTGACCACGATGACTTTTGTGATAGTATGACTATGGCCCTGATGCGGTTTCGTCAGGGTGGTTTTATTACTTTACAGGGTGAAGAGCTAGAAGACATGCTCCCCGGCAGAAAACGTGAGTATTATTGATGGAATTGCCCCAGTCCAGCCCCCGTCGCCGTCCGATGACCGTCCCTACTCCCCCGCCCGTGGGCCGGCGCGCGGGAATCATGGCCCTACCGATGCGTCGTCCGACAACACTAGAACGAAAGCGCGGGCGTCGTCTTCAATATCCTGGTGATCCCAGGGTCCCCGATCCACGGTCCATGCGTGAGCGCATGGCGGAGGGTGCAGAGGTTCTTGAGGGTATTGGCGCTGGTGGAGTAGCCGGGATTGGTGGTCTTATTCCAGATGTTTTGGCGTTACTGGGCCGTGATGCCCCGATGCTGTTCTCTAAATATGTAATGGGTGAAGAGCTATCCGAGGACGAGAATGCGCTTTTCCGTGCGTTGACCAAGGTGCAAGACGTTGCCGGTGCTGAAGCAATTTTGCGTGGCATGGGTTACGGCGAGAAGATAGATGCGCCGAGTGACAGTCCAGATGCGTTGTCGCAAATGGGTGTCAATCCTTTTCGGCAGGGTGCGTTTTTTGGTGAGTTTGTTGCTGATCCGTTTGCTGCGTTCAAGGGTATCAAGGCACTGAAGGCGTTGGGTCCGTCTGACGAGGCGGTTGCGGCGTATGACCGGCAGCTTGGAGGCACCGGCTCACCGGATTTTGGGGTTACTGACGCGCCCGAGGCACCACCGGGTGGGTTTATGTCCACCGGCACAGATGGTGGACCGGACTTCGATGTTGATCAAAATCTTGCTGATTTGATGGATGCGGCAGCGGCGGACCGTGCGGAAGATGCCGGTACAGAGGTAGTGTCGGACACTCCGCAGGTTGGGTTTTCGGGAGTAGTGGACACTCCTGTAGTTGAACCGACGTTCCCGAGCATAGTGGACCGTGATTCTGTAGATGTTGATCAGGTTCCTGTTCTTCGTCCGGATCGTCAGGGGGATGTTGCGGCATACGCTCCGCTTCGGCAGCTTCTTGCGGCGTTACCGGCGCAGGGGTCACTTTCCAAGGATCAGATTTTACGATCTTTGGATCCTGCTTCAGGAAGTCAGGAGTTTCGTAATTCTGTCCAACGCGACATTCAAGGCTCACAGTTTGATGAGTGGGTGAGAAAACATGTGCCGGATGGTGAAGGCGTCACACGTGATGAGTTGTTGCTGGCATATGATGAGTTGGCACCACAGATTCGTGTTTTAAACGTCTTGGAGTCCGATTTAGAGTTGAACCCTACGCTGTTCAATTTCAGCGAATTGCCGAACAGCGGTGCACAAGAATCCGTTGATTCGGATTTTATTGTAAGAGCCGCAAATGGGGAACAGAATCGAGGACATATTTATTTAAGCAACCCGACCAGTGCTACTGTTCCGTACAGAGATAGAGACGGAGAGTTAAAGGAATATGCTCTGACAGGCACCTCCGATGACGGCACAGGAACTCATGGAATGGGGGCACCCAAAGGGAATGCACTCGAACCATACAACAACAGGATTTTAGGGTACTTCGGTCATTTGCGTTACGTGGAGATTGAAGATGACGCGGGGCGTAGAATTATGCTGCTCCAAGAGGTTCAAAGTAACCATACCGTCACACAGGCTTCGGGAAGCGATGTGAACTTTTTAACGCCTAGCGAGAAACAGAACGTAAGGTATCTCGCCGAAAACCCCGGTGTTCAAGATCAACTTACGCTGTCCAACACACTAGACGATGCGGTTCAGGATTTTGATAGTGAGGTTGGGACGAGGTTACTTTCATCAAATGATTTGGAACTGAACTATGGCGTGATGTCCAGAATAGTGGCAGATGCCTTGTTAGACACCTACGATGACACAACTTTGTTAAGAGCCTTTAACCACAGAACAAGGCGTCTTTTTGGTGCTACCAGCGAAGGTGGAGGTGCCCGACAGAACCTGATAAAAGATGCGCTGGTTCAACTACCCCCCGGACCAGCGGCAGAATTTAACCGAGTTTTCCTAGATCGCATGAGTGATTTTGAAAACATTGACGGGGATCTTCTCAACCCGGGCGAGATTCTCAGCAATAGGCTGTTGAGTCCAGGTAGTGATGTAAATAGTCCCACACAGATGAATAACAGGGCTGACTATGCAAGCGGCGTTTTCAGAAGACTGAAAAGAAGGATGGATAGAGACGGGGTTACGCCGCACGAATATTTTGTCAACAACCCCGGTGAGTTGAGTCTTTATATGAGCGCAGATAGTCATCTTTTTGGTGACCTTGGTCGATTTGAAACTAATGACGCTTTTCGAGCAAGTCCTCGCACGACTATGTCAGCGTACGCGGCGGAGGTTGATGATTATATAACTGGTATTGTAATGGACAGAGCAAAGACTCGACTTGAGAGCGATGAACCATTTGCGGGATTAAATTTAAGTTCAGAGCGTGTGGAAGAACTAAAGAAAACCGCCGAGGTTCTTAACAGAACAATAGGCGGAAGCAGCTTCGGCGGCACAGGCGAGTTTCGTACGATGTCGCCGTTTGCTCAAACACGTCACTTTGAGGAGTTTGCACCGAAATTGTTGCTGCAAGAAGCGCGCAAGGCGGGTTTTGATGGTGTTATATTCCCCAACTACCAAGACATGAAAGATGTGGGTGGAAGACCGTCTGGACCCACAGTGAAAAATATTTACGAAAAGGGCGTTAAAAAGGGTCTAAATCAGCTAGGCGTTACTGTAACAAATCTAGACACGGTTAGGGCGAAGAACTTTTCCACCAACACGGTTGAAGTCTTACCGCACAAGCGGACCGGGGATCCGCATCGAGGAGCCAAGGCTGTGTATTTCGAAGGAGAAAACGAGAATATTGTTTCTCCGTCAAAGATCATCCGCCGAGCGAAGGGTGGCCCCGTAGACTTACGACCTAAAAAGCTGATACACTCTGGCATCGGCGCTATGGCAAGACAGGTGATGTAATGGCACAAGGACGAAGGAAAAAAGGATCGGGAGTCAATTACAGCGGCTCCATCGGAGGCAGCCCCGGACCGCGTTCCGTTGGCGAAGTGAGACCGATGACCACTACGGCAGGTGCTTCTCCAGCGGAACTTAGAGGTGGTGTAGGCAAACGGCGTCGTCCACCGCCACGGACTATTGACAGTATTGCTGGTGCTAACGATCCAGAGAGTTTTTCCGAGAAATACAATGAAAGAAGGGAAAAACAGCGCAAGTCCGATCTGAAAAGAGTCAGAGAAATCAAACGTCGTCAAAAAGCGCAGACGCAGATTGACAAGGGTAAACAGGGCAAGACCGGAAGAGGCGTTGCCGGCAGGGCGGCGTCGGTAGGCATGGGTCCGGCACAGATCACCACAGGCGGTGGTTTAGGCATGTTGACACAACAGGATCGAAGCAAGCCGAAGAAGATGAACATGGGCGGCGTCATGAGATCACGCGGCGGCACGTTCAAGGGAGTATTCTAGTGGGCAGGATGAAAGACAAGGCCATCAAGGAAGAAGAAGAGATGATGGCGAAACTTCGCAAGCGTTTTTATGATCCGGGTCCGGGGCAAACTGATTACTCGGCACAAATGTCGTTCGATGAGTATGTTAAGCGCATTGGTCCCGGCAAGGCTGCTGGTGGCATGGTCAAGGGTTTTAGCCCGATTGCTCGTCCGCAACGATTCAAAGGCGTATTTTAATGGCACTTCCTCCGCAGATGGTTGACATGGCGATGGGCGCTGGTGGTCCGGCGACCGAGATGCCTGAAGAGTTGATGATCGAACTTCCCGAGGAGAACATGCTCCCCGACGGCATTGAGCTTGCCGGCATGGAAGAGATGGTCGAGGTTCAGGCCGAGATGTACGACCACAATGCAAACCTTGCGGAGATTCTTGACGACTCTGTTCTTGGCACGTTGTCTTCCGAGCTTCGTGACAAGGTTGACGACGACAAGGAGTCTCGGGAGGATTGGGAAGAGGCGATTGCCAAGGGCTTGAAGCTGCTTGGTGTGAATTATGAGGAGCGCAACGAGCCGTTTCTTGGCGCGAGTGGTGTGCATCATCCACTGCTGAGTGAGGCTGTCACGCAGTTTCAGGCGCAGGCATACAAAGAGATGTTGCCTGCTGGTGGTCCTGTGAAGACGCAGATTATCGGCGCGGCAAATCAGGTGCTTGAAGATCAGGCGCAGCGCGTCAAGGATTTCATGAACTACCAGATTACGGAGATCATGGAGGAGTATGACCCGGACACGGATCAGATGTTGTTCTATCTGCCGCTGACGGGTTCAACATTCAAGAAGGTCTACTTCGACGCCGGCAAGCAGCGGGCTATTTCGAAGTTTGTCCCGGCAGAGGATCTGATTGTTCCGTACTCGGCGAGTGACTTGAACACTGCCGAGCGTGTCACACATGTAGTACGGGTGACCGAGAACGAGCTTCGCAAGCTACAGGTCGCTGGCGTGTATCGGGACATTGAGCTTCAGGCAGGAGATGAAGACGATGATAGCTCGATTAGGCAAACTGGCAATGAGTTGCAGGGTGTCCGTCCATCATATGGTGACGATGTTCACACACTACTTGAAATCCACACAGAGATCGATCTCGAGGGCTTTGAGGATGTTGGACCCGATGGTGAGCCTACGGGCGTTAAACTACCTTACATTGTCACTGTGGATGAAGATTCAGGACAGGTTCTCTCGGTGGTGCGAAACTATCGGCAGGCGGATCCCCTTCGAAGAAAGCGACAATTTTTTACTCATTACAAGTTTCTTCCTGGGTTTGGTTTTTATGGCTTTGGCCTGCTTCATACTATAGGTGGACTGTCTCGTGCTGCGACTTCTATCCTTCGTCAGCTTATCGATGCGGGCACTCTTTCAAACCTGCCTGCTGGTTTTAAGGCTCGTGGTGTTCGTATTCGCAACGACGATGAGCCGCTTGCTCCTGGCGAGTTCCGTGATATTGATGCTCCCGGTGGTGATCTTCGGAATGCTCTTATGCCCCTTCCATACAAGGAACCTTCTGGGACACTTGCTCAACTACTGGGCGTTATCGTCGATTCAGGACGCCGATTCGCTCAAGTCGCAGATGCAAAAATCGCCGACGCAAACTCACAGGCTCCCGTCGGAACCACAGTTGCACTAATCGAGCAGGGATCGAAGATCATCTCTTCGATTCACAAGCGTCTGCACTATGGTCAGAAGCAGGAGTTCCGTCTTCTCGCCGAAGTGTTTGCCGACAATCCAATGCCGTATCCGTACTTCGTTGGGCAGAACATCCCGCCGGAGATCATGCAGCAGGACTTCGATGGTCGTGTGGACATCCTGCCTGTCTCAGATCCGTCGATCTTCTCGATGTCGCAGCGCCTGTCGTTGGCTCAGACGCAGATGCAGTTAGCATCGCAGGCTCCACAGCTTCACAATCAGTACGAAGCCTATCGGCGTATGTACGATGCACTGGATGTGAAAAATATCGACGCTATCTTGCCGCCTCCGCAACCGCCGCAGCCTATTGATCCGGCGACGGAGAATGCAAACGCTGTGAAGGGCATGCCGCTTCAGGCGTTCCCGGATCAGGACCACGAAGCGCATATCATGACACATGCTATGTTCTTGTCTTCGCAGGTTGGTGCCGCTAACCCGCAGGCGTTCATGTTGTTGCTGTCACACGTTCAGGAGCACATTGGTATGTTGGCACGTGATCAGGTCATGGCGTTCTTCCAAGAAGCTGCCAAGCAGGCTATGGCCGCAGGTGAGTCGGTGCCGCAGATTGCACCGGATCTTGTTGAGTCTACTGTGGCACAGCAAACTAGCCAGATTATGCGCGAGATCATGCCGATTCTCCAGCCGGCACAGCAGCAGGATCCGCTGGTGGCTATTCGCCAGCAGGAACTGGAAAACTCTCAGATGGAAGTTCAGCGCAAGATGATGAACGACCAGATGAACTTTCAGGTCGATCAGGCCAAGTTGCAGCAGGCATATGAGTTGGCCCAGCAGCGTCAGGCTCTACAGTCGGACATTGCTGAAGCACGGAACGATGTCAACGTATACCGCATTAACACGCAAGCTGCATTGTCGAGGAACAAATGATCCAAGCACTGATTGGACCGATTGCCTCTCTGGCTGGTACATGGCTGGAAGGTAAGGTTGAGAAGACCAAGGCTGAGACTGGCGCGAAGGTAGCTAGGGCCAAGGCCGAGGCTACGATCATGGAGAAGAAGGCTACGGGCGAGATCGACTGGGATCTTGAAATGGCTCGTGGCAGTCAGTCATCGTGGAAGGATGAGTGGCTGACGATTTTGTTTTCCATTCCGCTGGTGCTGGCTTTTGTGCCGGGTATGGAGGAGATTGTTGCCAATGGATTTGCACAGCTTGAGGCGATGCCACAGTGGTATCAATATTCCCTTGGCGTTATTGTTGCTGCTTCTTTTGGCGTACGTTCAGCTACCAAATTTTTTGGTAAAAAGTGATGACCCGCATGTGGCGAATGGGCGAGAGAACCACGGAAGAGCAAGCGAGGATTAATCGTGGCCGAAATAACTATGGAAAGATTCCTGCGGTGGAAGATACTGCCGCGCCTGATGATGATAATGATGTCGATCTCGGCGTGGAGAGTGGTGGAATGGTTCATGACTCTGCCAGATCCGACGCCAGCGCAAGCGGGTCTAGTGAGTGTAGTCACGGGGGCCATGACCGGTGCATTTGCGGTATGGCTGGGGCACGAGAAGGAGAAGTAAGTGGCACGACCACGGATTAGGCAGTTTGCTGACGACTTGGGAATAAGTTATGATGAGGCCAAGAATCTCATCGAAAAGGGCCGTAGTCGCAGAGATGGCGGCGCACAGGTATTGGAGAGACACATGCGTAACGCACCGACCGCGCCTAAGAAAACCAAAAAGAAAATGAATCGCAGCCCCGGCAAGGGAGTCACTGCTCGTCGAGAAAAAGAAAAGCTGACTCGTATTCCGGGTACTCCGTACATGGCCGACTCTGAGCAGATGGAGATTCTTCGTCGTCAGTCTCCGACTAAAAAAGCTATGGGTGGCTCACAGGTTGGTGGCATGACGGTCGAGCAGGTGATGCAGACTATTGAAGATGACACCAAGCTCGGGACCAAAGAGTTTCCGTTGAACCGCGAGGAGCAGTCGCAGTCGCGTGGCGGCGGCAAGGCCATTCAAGGCACCAAGTTCACTGGGGTTAAGTAAATGGCGACGTTTCGCACTGATCCAAATACCGGTCGCGCTGTAATTAGCGAAGAAAACCGAGTAGATCGTTCTGGGTTAAGTGGTAGGCGTGGAAGCACTGTTCAAAGCAGAACTAGCGGCGGACCAAATCAATCTGACGGTCCAACAGGTGGATTTGGTCCGCCCGTTGGATTTGATTTTGGCACTGGAACCGCCGCAGGCACTCTTAGCCCGCAAGAGTTTATGAATGTTACTGGGCGTACGGCGACAAATCCTTATGGTAAACAAGGATTTTTTAGCCGCGTCTTTGGCATTGATCCCAGTAAAATAGATTACACGAACAATTTTGGTCGAAATCGCGGAGAGTCGCAGGGAATTATGGCGACTCTGAACAACAGAGCATACAACGCATACTTGAATCCTGTTGATCTTTCTACGGGATTCGTAAACCCAATGCTCGATGAGGGATCACTGACTAGGTTTGGTCGAGTAGAACGTGATCCTAATCTCAAGCAGGGTATCGGTGGTTTTGGGTTGCCAGCAGTAATATCAAATCTATTTGATCGCAGTGATCTCGTAGTTCCGGGGCAACCCGCTAGTGATGCGCGGCGGCAGGACATTGGAATCTTCGATTTTGAAATACCGAGAAACATGGATGAGTTGGTTTCTTCGGCGCTTGGAGAACAGGCACCTAGAAGTGTTGATGGATTGACTGATCTTGAAGCTTTCGAGCCGTTTACTACTGATCTCGACGTTCGTAATCCAGAAAGTTATTTCGCCAATATAAACACTCGTCCGCAGGAAACACCTGTAACACCCGGTTTTACTAGGCCAGACGACGTAACGGTGGCCGATGTTCTTGCTGCTGCACCAAGGGTAACGTCTGAATACGAAGAAATGGTTGGAGCCACTCCCGAAGAGTCAGGAACGTATATCGTAGGCAGTCAAATCGCTCCTACAAGCACCAGTCGAATGGTATACACCATAGAGGGGACCACTCCCGCAGAGCAGGCTTACTTACGTGAAATTAGAGACGATGATTTGATGTATGACTATGATAGATCAATTCCAACTGGCTCTACAGTGTTGCAAAACATACCCGGCGGCGATCCTGGCTCTGCGTCAATCACCGTTAACCCACAATCAGAATCACCAACATACACCGCGCCTGATGAGCCGGTTGATCTTTTGCAAGACATTTTAGCGCCTGATGGCAGCATTCTGCCGGGGGTGACGGATGTTATTGCTCCGCCGCAAACTCAGCGCAGCGGGGGTCGAGACATTATTCTTGTCATGCCCGATGGACGGGTTGTTGATTCGAGAAACATAGGTCGGTGACATGAAAATCGAAATCAAACTAATCCCAGACGGACTCGATCTGGCGAAAGAGATTCAAGACGGCATGCCGATTGATCGCATGGTTGATGCAGGTGGTGACGAGGGAGAGTCTTGCCCTGCCGCCACGCAAGACATCGATCTCAATCTTGAAAACAGGCAAGACGCTATCGACAACTATAAGTACGGACCGTTGAATCCAAACCTTGATGACACGGGTAAGAACGATAGTTTTTGGCAAAGTATAGCTGACACATTCAACACGGACATAGAGGCAGCAAAAGAAAGTCGCTGCGGCAACTGCGCTGCTTTCAATCTTACCTCACGTATAAAAGACTGCATCGCCAAGGGTATCGGGATGGATGACGGCGCCGATCCGTACGAGTCCGTCGAGGCGGGCGACATTGGATATTGTCAGTTTTTGAAGTTCAAGTGTGCGTCGATGCGTGTTTGTAACGCTTGGGTTTCTGGCGGTCCGATCACGGATGAAAAGATGGCGTCATAATGGACGTTGTAGATTTTTTATCAAGGTATCAGAAAACCTTGCAAACACGGGTAGATGATATTAGCATCTCTCTGACTAGCGGTAG